AGGCCTCAGCTTTTCCTTCACGCCCTGCAATACCACGGAGAAGCTCTCTATTTCCTTGTTGAATGTAAGCGTCCATCTCTTCCTTACTCAATAATGTAGGCTTTTTATCGAACCCGACCTCCTTCGCCATATCCTGCAAAACAATATCCCCATGTGAAGCATTCAGCTGCTGAGATATATAATCAGGATCATGCATTGCCCTTTCCAAAGTTTTCTTTGGTACAGATGGAAAAGACGGCGTTGTTTCTTCTGCACCTGAGCTAGGCTTGTATATATTTTGATACCACTGTTCCAACTCTGGTTCACTTTCGGGGTTCTCGGTCCATCTCTTCAACTTCTCAACAAACTTCTCTGGTTCCTCATGCATCGGTACCAAAGCACAAAGGCAGTTTGGATGAGCTGGATAAGGTGGTTCATTCCCCGGGGAGTATACACCTCGGCCAAGGCCTTCATCATGCGCCGCCAACACATCGCAAATATCGGCTACAGGGTGNCTATGAGATAGCACCCACTTCATCCCTAGATAGCTTGGCGCAACTCGTGCTGCGGCTATTGCCCCTTCTCCGAATGCAGCAGTCATTTCTGTCCGAGCTAATCGCAACGCTTCATAGCTTATGTTCCCCGGGATTCTACCCTTCATCCTTTTCATCATGTTGGGATATTTCTTCGCAAGGGTCATTGCTCCTTCACGGACATATTGCTGAATCATTCTAGCGGTGGCCACTGCGTCCTGTCCAATTGCAACGGATTCTTGAATTAAATCCCTCATTGTGGTGCGGTATTTTTCGCCTTGCTCCCAAATCCTGTCCGATAAATAAAGTCCATTTCTCGTTCTAGCCCAAATTGCTTCAACAGCTTGTTTATTGACCCTGCTGAACAATTTTCTTATCCCGGAAGTCTTCAATCCCGCTTGGTCAAATAGATTCAACACAACACCTTGAGTGTATCCTGCCCCAGCCTTTGCGGCTGAATCAATATAGTCAACAAATGCTTCAGTCAAACCTTTCTGAATTAGCTCAGCCTCGGCCCTCAAGGATTTTTCCAACTCTTTGAGATGTTTCTTTTGTATTCGGCCCGAAACTGTAGTTGTTCCAATTTGTTGCAATTCCTTGGCAATCCTATCGGCCGAACGAATGTAAAGGCCTACAATCTCCTTGTCTTGCCTTAAGCGTAATTGGATATATTGCTTTCGTGCAGCTAATGCCCATTTCTGGTAATCACCAGCGGCCTTCTTGATTTCGACTATCTCCTTGGCCATCGGCTATTATCCCTCATTGCTTTGATTCGGAGCTTGCTCCTGATTCTGGTTTGATTTCAATACCTTTTCTATATCCCGCAATTGGTCAAATAATCCCTCGGTATCTTCCAAACGACTTCTCAAATACCACGATTTGATAATCCTTTCTCTTTCACCAGGCAGTTCCGGGTCATCGGTGGCATATTCCTGCATGGTGTCAATGTACTGAGCCAACAGGTTCACAGCAGCATCCAGACTAATAAATCCACCCATAAGGGCAGTATTAAGTGCATTCACCAAGGTGTTGATGGTATCTGCGTATTCTTTTTCATCCCGCTCGATAACGGCATCCCACGTTATTCCCACTTCGTAGCTCTCAAATCTCTTACCGGTGATCTTGCTATACATAACCAAGAGCATCCGGGCTAAAGTCTGCCAGCATTCCGTCACCATTTCACGTTTTCTCGCTACCCGGCGAATGAGCAAAGGCATCTGTTCTTTTACACTGGCGTGACTGCTGGGTGTGTGCACTCCAAAGGCGAATTCCGGTACCTCGGAAACATCAACAATACAATAAAAGAGAAGCTTCAGTAAAGCTTCAGCATCACCAATTGTTGACCGAGCCTCAATAAAACTGGCATCCTCTTCATCTGTAAAGATGAGCAACTCATGACCTTGAAGGTTTACGCTGACCTGTTCTCCTCTTTTAATCTGGTTNAGCACTTGCTGCCCAAAGTTGTTAATAATAAACCTTTCTACATCCACAAGTTTGAGCTTAAGACGTGGAATCGAGTGCATTTTACTACCCTGTATGGCATGAAGCATTACGTCATGGTAGGCCTTTAAATAGGGCTCTACCGCCTCCAGTTCACTCGCCCCAAAAAGCCCCGTTTCCTCGGGTTCGTTCTTGAAATGCACTATCGGAATAAACCCCCAAGGATTGGGTCGTTCCTCACTTATCAGGCCGGGTGGAGCATCGCCCTCCACCTTCACTATAACTCTATCCGCCGCTATACGCTGGGTTACTTTATATTCCCGCTGTCCACTATTCCACTTGTTCCGAGCCTGAATGGTATATACCACCGGCCTCCGAGTAAGAGGATCCACCTCTATGTCTGCAATCTGCTCTGGAGGAATTATGACGTACTCAATACGTGTATCGTCCTCCGGGTGGAGAGGATCTTCTATAGCTAAATTTGCCAACATCACAAAGCAGTCTCCATCCCGCAAGCAAAGCTGATGGGTCCGCTGCATCCGGCTTACCCACCTTGCGGCGTGTTTTTTAAGGACCGCCTGGGCTTCCTCGTCCTCACAGTAGAAGCGCGGCACACCCATAAAGCCGGCCAGTGTATTTATTATTGGCTTAGAAAAGCCTGAGCCCAGCTTGTAATCGTCGTGGCTATTATGATACAACTGCCGCGCAAGTTCATAATCCACCCTGGTACTGTTCAGCACATAAGGCACATCCCAGCGCCCTGCAAGAATGGTGCCAAACTGTCCAAACAATCCTTGGCGCAGTTTTGATATTTCTCCTACAGCTTTTTTAAGCCAATTAGTTCTAGCCATAGATTTTCGCTCCCCTCAAAATACTTACCAGTTCCGTATCAAATCTTTTAACCGAAGGCGCAAAAGCCAACATGAGGGCATCGGCCTTGTCAGGACTAGGCAGCCCACGCTTTCGTATCTCCTCTTTACTTTCTATCTGAACACGTCCCCTACTATCAAATTTATACTTCAAACTTGCGAGCTGAGAAGCCAGTTCATCATCTGGGGAAATGGCAATATCGCCAACCTGAAATCTTTCTCGTAAAGCCCAGTACCATTCGGCCCTCTTATTAACGAACCGCTCTTTATCCTGGGCTGCTTCGCCGGCATTCATTTCCTGAACCGGGTAACGCTGCTCTTTTAGGCGGTCTGCCACACCAGCCCCCAGACCGACTACGTCTACCTTGGCAACCTTGGCTTCAGTTTCTCTTAAAGCATTAATAACTGCACCAGTAACTTCCATCGTGTCCTGGCCACGAAGCTGGGCAATAACTTCAGCTCTACTGCCCTGGCGTAATATGATGACTGTGGTGTCAGTACCATAGCGGGCCACGTCTACGCCCAACTCCATAGGTTCTCCAGGGGGAATCGTTTGCCACCTTTGCTGTGCCGCTTCAATCCAGGCAAGCGGAATAAGCGTATCATCGCCTTGTTCCGGGAATTCCCCCAGCACTCTGCTGTACCACAGCGGGTTATCTTCTCCCCACTTGAGCCGCTTCTCTTCTACCCATTCCGGAGTGACTAAATAAGGCCGGACAATCTTTCCAACCTTAAGATTAGGNCTATCAAACGCGCTAATGTGTATCTTGTGGTACAAGGGTGACCGAAAAGCATTGTAAAATTCACCGGAAAGCTGTGTCGGGTTCCCAATAAGCAGGAGCCTTGCCCCTGGGCTTGTAAGAAAACCNTCTGCTGCTTCAAATATGCGCTGATCAACACCGCTAGCCTCGTCCACTATCAGCAGGATATGCTCAGCGTGAAATCCTTGGAACCGCTCCGGCTTATCGGTCGATAACCCCAGGGCAAACCACTGTTTTCCGAGTTCAATCTGCGTTTGTAGAACCTTGCCCCCAAGCGGATACTTTGAACTGGCATGCGCAGCCGCTATTTCTCGCCAAAGCAAGTTTTCCACCTGGGGCCATGTAGGAGCGGTTGTTATGACCTTGCTGTTTTTGTGACAGTACAGAAACCACAAGGCCACCCAAGCTGCTACCCTGGTCTTTCCTACGCCATGACAGGCCCGAACAGCCACACGCCGATGGTCCCTAACTGCGTTCAGTATCTCCTCTTGCTTTTCCCAAGGATTTCCGCCTAACACTTTGCGCACGAAAAAGACTGGGTCTTTCTTCGCCCGGTCTAACACTAATCTTGCCTCTGCTTTAGTCATTTTCATCGGCCGCCGTCTGCACCAACTCCGCCCAAGTTGCTACGCCATCGGCCAAACGGCTTACTGGGTCATCACCGATCAACTCCAGCTCTTGTTTTATGGCATCTGTTGCCATTTTGGTGGCCTTCTCCCAAAGAGTGGCCGCAGTATGAAAAGTCACAGTTCTTATCTCGCCGTCAACATTTTGGTATTCTTGTCCCGCCTCTATACTTAACAGTTGCTCAGCACGTAATTTGACCAGGTTTAACAGCTCAAGATTATTGACAATCCTCGCCTTGCCCTCTGCCTTCCGCTGTTCATGGCTCTTTTTACGCTCTTCATCCCAAGCCCGGCGAGCCTCAACCTCTAAGTCAAAGACCGCTTTCTTGTATCGGTGCAAAGTTGAAAGAGAGACGCCCAAATCACGAGCGATAGAGCGCAAACTTTCCCCCTTGACAAGTCGGGCCTCAATTTCGTCAATGTATGGTTGTAAAACTTCAAATGCCATAAAGCATCACCTGTCCCATCGTTCCAATATTCTAAGTTGTCTCAATCCGTTTTAAAACCCCCTCACCTTTTAGGTGCAGACCATACGATACGCCGTGCAGAAATCTTTTCTTTTGCCTGGTCGGCAACATATTCCTGGACGGCCCCTTATTATAGATATACTTTTCCAATTTTATTATAACACAGGCCACCTAATTTTGTCAAGATATACATGACTTATTCATGACACCAAGGAACGTACGCATACTCGCGCATCTTTACACATCCTCTGCACATGCGTGCACACGCGTGCACGTNCACATGCGTGCACATGACTGCACATCAAGGATGTTGAGAAAGGGAATTGTCAAATGGACCCCCACATGCAGCTGTGCACACACAGTCATGTGCACACCTTTTGCACATGGCTGCACATTTTCTGCACATCAGGGCCAAGAACCCGTTTCCGACGCAGGCTCTTTAATGTGCAAAAGTCCTGTGCGTGCTTTGGCTGGTGCGAGTGCGTTGTGTGTGCGTGCAACCCCCCTATAAGGGGTTGCACGCACGCACGCACGCACATGATCCCGCACAGCGCAATAGAAACGTCAATTAAATACTTGACAAACAAATATATCCTGTGGTAAAATAAACTTAAAAGAATAAACAAAGGAGGAAGGAAAAGTGGAAGGCATGGAAGTCAATCAAATCATACACGGAGATTGNTTGCAGGTTCTTTGTACTTTTCCAAGCAACATAGTTGACTCCGTGGTCACCGACCCTCCATATGGGTTATCGAGAGAGCCGAATATCCGCGAAGTCCTAGAAAAATGGCTCGCAGGCGAAGACTACACTCACCGGGGTAGCGGCTTCATGGGCAAGACGTGGGATTCTTTCGTTCCGGGTCCGTCCATTTGGCGGGAGGTTTACCGCGTGTTGAAACCTGGTGGCCATGCGCTAGTATTTGCGGGGACGCGGACGCAGGACTTAATGACCGTTTCGCTCCGGTTGGCGGGGTTTGAGATACGGGACGTTATCGAGTGGCTGTACTTTAGTGGCTTTCCCAAATCGTTGGACGTGGGGAAACAGTTTGATAAGCGAAAAGGCGGAGCGTCTTTCGTCCATGAATTCGCGAAGCTGATAAAGAAAAAACGCCTAGAAAAAGGGTATTCGCTGGCATTTATGGACAAGGAGGTGTGTGGCGGAACGACAAATTATTCGTGGTTTGAGGGTAGGCCGGCGGNTGTAAGGTTGCCGCAATTAAAAGAGTATTATAAGATAAAGGAACTGCTGGACCTAGATGATACTTATGACGAAATGATGGAGGAAGCCGAGCGCGAGAAAATCGGCGAAAGGTCTTATTGGGTGACCGAAAACAGCACATGGGGGCAGGAGGTAAACGGGGGAATGTTCAAAATTGGAGAGCATACCTACGACATAACCGCCCCCGCAACCGATCTCGCCAAGAAATGGGATGGATGGGGCACGGCGCTAAAACCAGCACATGAGCCGATTATTATGGCGAGAAAGCCGCTTGACGGGACCGTAGCGGACAACGTGGAGCGGTGGGGAACGGGCGCGATTAATATCGATGCGTGTAGGATTGGCGACGAAGAATTACCCGCACATACGTCCGGTAGTAACGTATTAATGGGCGGATTAAAAGGTGGNGATGATTCCGCAAAAGGTTATGTAACAGAAGCACGGATAGGGCGCTTCCCCGCGAACTGCATCACTACAGAGCCAGATACCTTTTTCAGCAAATACTTCAACGTCACGCCGCCGGAGTTATGTAAAAAGGCGAACAAGAAAGACCGTAATAGTGACTGGAAGGGAGAGGAGATTGCGCTAGAACCGAAAGAGAACCTACAAGGGCTTGATACACGAGGACGTACTTTGGTGCGTGATGACGGTAGTAAAACGTTAGTTGCCCGATGGAAAGCGAAACCTAGCGCCAACAACCATCCAACTGTCAAACCTACTGACCTTATGGCGTGGCTTGTTCGATTGATTACGCCTCCTGGCGGAATCGTTCTAGATCCGTTCGTTGGTTCGGGTAGCACGTGCGTAGCCGCACGTCGAGAGGGTTTCCTTTTTATCGGTATTGAGCAAGAGGCGGAATACGTGGAAATAGCCAGAAAACGGGGAGGTGAAATTGATACAGTGCAGGGTTGATTTAATATTGTCAACTAAACACTTGACAAATAGATATGTTTTATGGTAAAATAAATTTAGAAAGACGAACACTGACAACATTATAATATAAAGGAGGGTGGATTTCATGGCAAACAAGATTCCTAAAAATCGCCTGCGGGAACTGCGGGAAGCCTGTAGACTTACCCAGCAGGAAGTTGCCAAGCTCCTGGACATTGACCATACCACCGTGTCCAGGCACGAGTCGGGTGACCGGGGTCTAAGCCCGGAGGATATTCAAAAGTATGCCCGGCTTTACAAGGTGGAGTCTTACGAACTGTTCATCGATCCTAAAGACTTGCGGGAGGACGAAGCTGAGAGTAGGACCACCACAATTGAGGAGTGACCGCTACCGCCGCCCCGCGGCAACATGGAGGTGAGTACGTGAAATGAACACTCTTCTGGAGTCGGCATTGGAGCTGTGGCGGAGCGGGTTTTCTGTGATCCCCATCCAACCTGGTGGTAAGCGTCCATTGGTGCCGTGGATCGAGTATCAGAGCCGTAGGCCCACGGAAGAGGAGATCCGCCGCTGGTGGCAACAGTATCCGAACGCCAACATCGGAATCGTCACCGGCAAGGTTTCTGGGATTGTGGTCATTGACTTAGATCCGGATAAAGACGATAACGAGAGCGGAGCTGGGATCTATGAGCAAGCTCCAACTGATTTTATTACCAAAACGGGGCGAGGTGGTTATCACTTTTACTATCGCTATCCGGAAGATGTGGACCATATCCCGAACCGGGTTGGTTTGCTGCCGGGAGTCGATGTACGGGCCGATGGTGGATACGTCGTAGCACCGCCGTCTGCTCACTCCTCCGGACGATTGTACGAGTGGATACGCCGCGGTGAGCTTGGGAAGCTGCCACCCTATTTGGTGGGTCTCCTCACTTCTCACACACCGGTGGGACGTGATGGCGGGGATGACAACTCCAAGTGGCTGTCTGATCTACTGGCCGGGGTAGAGGAGGGCCAGCGCAATGACGCCTGCGCTAGGCTGTGCGGATACCTGATTGGCAAGGGCATACCAAAGGATGTAGTTCTTACCATCGCCCGCCGGTGGAATGAGAAGAACCGTCCTCCTCTTCCTGACCATGAAGTAGCGGCAACGGTCGAATCCGTCTACAAGACAGCTTGCCGCAGGGGTACTGTGTCGCAAAACCAGCCCCAGGATGGTGACACCGGGCGGGTGTCTATCAGTCCGTTTAGTGTTGTCAACATCCGGGAATATATGGTTCACCACGGCAACGATCAAGTGTCTTGGTTGGTACAAGATTGGCTGCCCGAGGCCACGATCGGCTTCGTGGTGGCTCCGCCTGGCTCCTACAAGACTTGGCTTGCCTTTGACATGGCCGTATCCGTGGCCACAGGCATGCCGTTCCTAGGTGAGTATCCTGTCCAGCGCACGGGTCCAGTCCTGTTAATCCAGCAGGAAGACTTCCACGGGGATATAGCACAACGGCTGGCGATCATCCTTCAAAGCCGGTTGGACCTAAGAGCCGAAGTCATAGGGGACGGCCGGTTCGAAGTGAAGGCCCCTCCCGAGATACCCATCTACATCCATCCGGATCGCAATCTTCGTTTTGCGGACCAGGTGGTTATGGACGCTCTGGAACTGCGGATTCGGGAGCTGCGTCCGGCTCTAGTTATCCTGGACCCCCTTTACTCTGCAGCCATGACGGATGATTATATGACCAAGTCCGCCGAGCAGATGCTCCGGCTAAAGATCATCCGAGACCGTTATGGTTGCTCATTCCTGGTGGCCCACCACACGACCAAGCATGCGGACAGTATGGAGCGGTCCCGGCTGTGGGGGTCTCAATTCCTGAACGCTCTCTTGGAGACCGGCTGGCAGGTGAAGCGATCAGAGAATGACGGTTCGATCATCATCCGCCGTCACTTCAAGGTCGCCAAGAACCCTGTCGAGGATGTCCGGGTGGAGTTCGACATCGATACCGACAACCCGCCGTACCGCTACCACGCCAAGGTTCTCACTGGAGCTAGGGTTACGGAGAACGGTACCGACCTGAACTCCAAGATTCTGGACCTGTTGAGTGAGAGCGAGAAACCCATGTCTATTAACGAGATTGCAGACGCACTTGGGGTACACCGGAGCACTATCAGCCGCCGGATAAGGGCTTTGGAGAAGGACTCTATGGTTCAGAAAGACGCTAACAGGCGCTATAGCGTATTTCGCAACGATTTGCCATCGTTTTAGCGACAAACAAACAAATACTTGACAACTGACTATCTGATGTGTTATAATAAAAATGAAAGGAAAAAATAAAAGGAGGGATAGAAGATGAGAAGAACAGAAGCAACAAACCAAAACGTAACACAAAAAGAAGGAGGGAGCAACATGAGGATTGAGAGGAAGGAAGCCGAGCAGTTAGTAACTGAGAGGTTCAATACAAGCAGTGTCAGGTTAGTGGGGAAGTTAGTAGCACAGGCCATAGCAAAGGCACAAATGAGGACGGCAAGAAAGTTTTACGGGAAAGAATATGAGACATTAGCACTGAACATAATTGACGAAGTGTTAGAACAAGTCAGTGAAGCAGTATTCACGGAACTTGGGAAGGTTAGCCGCCACTATGATAACGTTATTAAGAGCTTCCTAATTGAGAAGTATTTAGAAGAAGGCAATCCCAGCAAGTACGTGGTAGAAATGGTACAAATGGATTTTGCTATTGTTACGGCAATGACCGATGCTTATACTAAAGCAGAAAAGGAGTTTTGGACTGCCTATCACTTTAACAGGTGGTTAGACATACACAGCAAAAACATAGAAGAAGAAAGAAAGCTTGAAGCAATGGCACTCGCCGTGTTTGATACGTTACACAACGAAATAGCTAAAGCAATAGGGGAATTGGAAGTAGCCCTGAGCGAAGCACAAAGAGACGTCGGATATTTTGTAAAGGAGGAGGGGCGGTAGCCCCTCCCTTAAAAAAGGAGGGATTGGTAAAATGTCAAAAATCCTGGTGTCGTTTGAGAGGGTAGCTTTAGTGAAAGAAAAAGCGGGGAAGTACGAACTCCCGGAAAAAGTCAGCAGCCCAGATCAAGTATACAAGGCAATAACTATACTAACAAACGCTGAAGAAGAAGCGCAAGAGGTGTTTGGGATTCTTGTCCTGAACATTAAAAACAAAATAGTTGCAGTGCATGAAATTAGCAGAGGGATTTTAAATTCTTCCATGGTCCATCCACGGGAAGTATTCAAGCCAGCAATACTTCACAATGCGGCGGCTATTGTTTGTTTTCATAATCACCCTAGCGGCGATCCGGAGCCCAGCAAAGATGACATTCTAATAACCCACCGTTTAGTAGAGGCTGGTAAGATTATGGGGATAGAAGTTTTTGACCACATTATAGTTGGGGATAACGGATACGTTTCCCTCAAAGAAAGAGGGGTGATATAGTTGTCGACGATGCAGGCGACTAAGCCTCTTCTTTCCTTCAGCCAAATCTCCACTTACCTGCGATGCCGCCAAGAATGGTGGTATGTCTACCAAGAGAATTTGGTACCACGGGTGGATGCTAGGCCGCTGTCCCTGGGGTCGGCGGTTCATATGGGGCTGGCAACAGCACTCCGGGAGTATTACTACGGCACGATGCCGGTGGAGGACGGTGTACGGAAGGGGGTGGAGTCTTGGAAAGAGCAGGAGCTGGCCCGAGACGATCTATTTGAGGAGGAGATCGAAGCCATTCACCAAGTGGGGGCTGATGCTGAGCAAATCGCCATCCGTGCTCTTCGTAAGTTACCCATTGATGAGTGGGAGACCGTCATGGATCCGGCCGGCATCCCTATGATCGAGTATCACTTTACCATTCCGCTCAAAGGTTGGGGCGGGTTCCACGGGTACATCGACTGGGTGGGGCGGCACAAGCCCACCGGCCAGATTTGGCTGGTGGATTGGAAGGTCCGGGGATCCTTCCAGCCTTATGAGGCGGAGGAGGTTAACCTCCAGAACGCCGCCTACCAGTATGCTATCTTCCGGGTTTTGCGCAAGCCCCCTGTCGGTACTATTACCTTCCAAATCTCGAGTAAACCCCCGGCAAGGCCGAAGCTTAATAAAGACGGCACCATGAGCCGGGCCCTCATTAAGACAGACTGGGAAACTTATAAGGCCGCCTTGCTGGAGGCCGGTCTGAACCCGGACGACTATTTAGATATGGTGGAGAAGCTCTCTGCTGTTGAGTTCTTCCGGCCTGTTAAGGAGTATAGAACCTTGCATACGGTGCGCCAGGTCTGGAAGGGGGTTGTTGAACCCACTGCCCGGGAGATCCAGCGATCTAACAAGATTGTGGTCCGGAATCTCGGATACCGCACCTGCAACGGCTGTGCTTATCGACAGCTCTGCCTTGCCGAACTTAGCGGCGAGGATGCTGGGTACATCAGGGAGACTCACTACCGGTTACATACCGGTATGATAGACAAATTCCAAGAAAAGGAGGATGAGGAGAATGCTTTATAAGGTTACCCCTGAGAAAGTGGTTGATCGCATGAAAATCCTAATTTACGGCCCGCAAGGTGCCGGCAAGACCTATCTGGCGGCCACGGCTCAGGACCATCCAGCTATGCGGGACGTTCTCTTTCTGAACGTTGAGGGCGGCTTGATGACTATTGCCCACCGGAGCGACATCATGGCGGAGGATATCGCCTCCACCAAGGCTCTGGAAGACATCTTTTGGAAGATCGCCAACAAAGATCCAGAATATGCCCAGTTCAAAACATTGGTAATTGACTCTGGTACTGAGCTGCAGACCATGAACTTGGAGGAAGTAGTCCGCCAGGCCATCGAGAAGGAGACCAAGCAGAGGGGTACTAACGCTCGTAAGACCGATATCGATGAGTTCTGGCAAGACGACTACGGCAAGTCCACCAACCAGCTTAAACGGATCTTCCGCTGGTACAAATCCCTTCCTATCAACGTTATCATCACCGCCTTGCCCAAGAAGGTTTATCCCAGGCGTAGGGGTAGCCAGGAGGATGTGGAGCCAATCGAAGTGCGTCCGGCGTTTACCGACAAGCTGGGCGATGCCGTCATGGGATTTGTGGACTTTGTTTGGTATCTATGGGAGGCCGAAGGTGAAGACGGCAAGACCCACCGGTATATGCTCACCCGTAATAAAGGTATCTTCCAGGCCAAAACCCGTGGAGTCAAGTTCGCCGAAGCTCTTGGCGAAGTGGTGGTTGATCCCTACCTGCCGGATCTCTACGAATTATTTCTAAAGTCCGGCGCTGAGGCCAGTAATCAGGAGTAGACTGGCGGATGTATGATGGTGTATAATGTATCCAGGAGGTGTTGCGATATGTTGATACACGAAGTGTATGAGTTTAAGCCAACTGAAGACGAGGAGTGGGCGGGCGTGCACCAAGTAACAGTATGGGCTGATTCGTACATGCCTAACGAGTTTAAGGGTAAGGTAAACGTGATGTATGTAAATGTGGACGTTGCATTTAAGAAAGACACGGACTGGGTACGCAACATTGTTGTGTGGGCATGGTATCTTGACGAAGAGGGCAAACACCAAGTAAAAAAGTTTGATGTAAAACTTGCACCTTATCAGATAACAGCGGGTGAAGTAAGGCGTGGCGAAGTTACCGGTGGCAGTTTCTGTTTGGCGGAGTGGGAGTATGTCTGCCATTCACTGGATTGACGGTAAAGGTTGCCTACGTGCTGGTGGGGGTACAAAGTCCCCCACTGGCGCATTCCTTATATGGGAACACATGATGGAATTAGATGAAAAGTGTATTAAAAATGATGGTTATTCATTTAGACCAAATTGTTCTATCGCTGACTTAGATGCCCGCTTTGAGCGTGAAGAGAAGGAGGCGCAGCATGGACAGCAAACGTAAGGGTAAGCGCGGTGAACTGGAGCTTGTTAAGAAATTAAAAGAGTATGGCTTTGGTGCTAGACGCGGCCAGCAGTACTCTGGGATTGGTGGGGACGACGTTGTAGGTTTAGAGGGTATTCACATTGAATGCAAGAGGGTGGAGCGGTTAAATGTTTACGATGCTATGGAACAAGCTATAAAAGATGCCGAGGCGGACGAGCTAGCAGCAGTATTTTGGCGTAAGAACAAGAAAGAGTGGCTTGTTACGATGACTTTAAGTGATTGGATTGAGCTTTATAAAGGNTGGCTGTGGAGCGAGAAAAACGAGTAAGGCCTGAGAGGTTCAGTAGTTTAGTGTCACGGAGGTGCTGTGTATGAATGATAAAGTTGAAAAGAAGAAGGAAGAGATCATTAAAAAACAAGGTGCACACGAACATGGCTATGTTTATTGCCCGGAGTGCGGCGCAAAAGTGATTCACGAAAGCGGCTGTGTAGTGTGCCCGAGTTGCGGGTGGGGTTTGTGTGGGTAAGCGACTAAGAGCTCCCTTTCCTTGGTATGGAGGAAAACATTATATGGTAAACAAACTATTGCCTTTAATACCGAAACACCACACGTATGTGGAGGTGTTTGGTGGTGCTGCCAACTTACTTTTAGCTAAAGATCCATCGCCGGTGGAGGTGTATAATGACATTGACAGTGGGCTAGTTAATTTCTTCAGAGTTATCAGAGATAAAGACAAATTTAAGCGGTTTTATGAGCAAGTGGTGTTAATTCCTTATTCACGTGAGGAATTTTATTATTGCAGAGATACTTGGAGAGACGAAGAAGACGATATTTTAAGGGCAGTAAAATGGTTCGTAGCTGCAAGGCAAAATTTTAGTGGACAACACGGAGCTAGTTGGGGGCATGACGTAATAAAGAGCAGTAAAGGCATGGTAGAACGTGTTAGCAGTTGGCTTTCAAGTATAGAGTTGCTTCCAGAAGTATCGGAACGATTTCTTAGAGTTCAAATAGAGCATAATGACTTTAGAAAAATATTAAAAGCATATGACACAGAAGAAACTTTCTTTTATTTAGACCCTCCTTATGTATTAGAAACTCGTAAAAGTAAAAGTAAAGCATATGAGCACGAAATGTCTCTCAAAGACCATGAAGATTTAGTAGACTTATTATTGCACATTAAAGGTAAAGCAATGTTATCTGGATATGAACATAATATCTATAAACCATTGGAGCAAGCTGGTTGGATAAAAATAAAAATAGAAGTGAGGTGTCGCGCTACTGGAACTACTAAGGGAACAAAATACTTACAAAACAAAGAAAATAGGGAAAAGCTTGAACGCACAGAGTGTGTTTGGCTAAATTACGTTCCTGCTCCACATAAGCAGATGGAGCTGCTGGGCGTAAAGTATGGGACGGAAAACAATGTTAATCCAGGTAATGGCACCGAGACACGAGGTGGTATAATAGTACTATGAATTACGTTAAAATGCAAGATACGGCAATAATGGGTGTGCAGGCACCAGGAGTGTTTTGGCGTGAATTCTGACATTTATGCCGCAGTACGTACACGTGCTAATGGACGCTGTGAGCTGTGTGGTAAGTTAACCAGCGATTTAGAGCTACATCACGTTGTGTCTGGTTACGGGAGACGCCAGCAGTACGAGAGCATTGACACATGCCTAATGCTATGCCATGAATGCCACGAGCAGGTACACAGAGATGCTAAGCTAAACAGAGCATTAAAGCTGTTAACTCAGGAGAGGTTACGGCGTGCTGGTAGAACTGAAGATGAGGTTAGACAGATAATGGGGGGCAGGTTATACTGATAGAAGCACCAATATAGGTATGAAGGGGGTGCAGATAGAAATTCAATGGGCGAACCATGGGAAAAGCTGAGTAATGAAACCACCAAAGCTTATGCCGCATTTTGTATCTACCGAGATCTCGGTTCAGAACGCAGTATAGATAAGGTTTTGGCTGCTACTGGTAAGAGAAACAGAAGCTCTTTGATTAAGTGGTCGTCAAGGTATAACTGGGTGGAACGTGTACAGGCATACGATCAGTATTTGGAAGAGCTGAAACGCAAGGAACAAGAACAGGCCATAATAGAGATGTCACGAAGGCATGCTGAGTTAGCAGTTAGGATGCAAGAATTGATTAAGGCACGGTTGGAAGAGATAGATGTGAATGCTTTGTCTCCCAGAGATCTGGCTACGTGGCTAGATATAGCAACGAAGTTAGAGAGATTAAGCAGGGGCGAACCTACAAGCATTGAAAAAGGCNAAACTGATGAGCCGATAATAATTGAGATAATCAAGCAAACCGAGGGAACTAATGCCTAAATTTACATACGAATTACATCCAGGCCAAGCAAGGGCTTTTGATAGCGAAGCACAGTATGTGGCAATGATAGCTGGCACTGGTGGAGGCAAAACGTGGTTTGGTTCAATCTGGCTGGCAAGAGAAATAAAGAAAGATGTAAAGGCCGATTACTTGGCTGTAGCTCCCACATATCCGATGCTGAAAGATATCCTTTTACCGAGGGCGTTGGAAATACTGAATGATTGGCATGGTGGAACGTATAAATCAATGGAAAAGGTTTACTACCTGAAAGGCGGAGGCAGAGTTCTGTTTCGTTCAGCGGACAGGCCTTTAAGTATGGAAGGTGTGCACGTAAATGCTGTTTGGTTAGATGAAGCAGGCCAGATGCGCAGTGAAGCATGGCATGTAGCACAAAGGCGTGTAGGCTTTCATAAAGGAAGAATTCTAATAACAACAACACCGTATTTTCTTAATTGGTTAAAGACGGATATCTATGATAGGTGGAAGGAAGGAGATCCAGCCATAGATGTTATTCAATTCGGCACAGCAGAAAATCCGTACTATCCACGAGAACAGATTGAAGTTGCACGCAGAACGATGCCAGATTGGATGTTCAGAATGTTTTACTTGGGAGAGTTTGTAAAACCTGAAGGCTTGGTATATCAGGATTTTGATGCTGGAGTGCACGTAGTGAAACCGTTTGAGATACCGAGCGATTGGAAGAGGATCATTGGAATGGATTTTGGCTACAACAATCCAATGGCTGCAGTGTGGCTGGCAGTTGATAATGATGGCAATGTATATGCTTACAGGGAATATTACGAGAGGCGGAAGCTACCACAGGATGTTGCTTCTGATTTGGCAAGGTTATCCAAAGGTGAACAAATAGATGCTATACTGGTTGATCCTTCAGCTCCAGTGCTAATTGAGGAGCTCCGCAGGCAAGGTTTTAATGCTATATCTGCAAATAATACTGTTAAAGAGGGCATAGCGGCAGTTACAGGCTTACTGCGAGAAAAGAGATTGTTCTTCTTCCGAGGCCTGAGTAATACATTGGATGAGATTGAGAGTTACCACTGGAAAAAAGTAAATGATCAAATAAAAGAAGAACCAGAAAAAGAGTATGATCATGCAATGGATGCGCTGAGGTATGGTATAATACACATAGTGGAAAATATAGAAAAACGTAGTCCTAAAGGGATTGACGTTTTGCGGGGGGTGAAGATCTACGGCGAATCCGTTTAAGTGGCTTGCAGGGGAAATATCAAAATTAAGGCAACCTGATTATGGGCAATATGGTTGGGTTGTTAGTGCTTATAACACGCCTTATTCGTTGAATGCCTCACGAGTAAATTATCAGTTGGCACGTGAATTATATCACAATACGAACGAAGCTTATAAGTTAGGGGCGGGCTTTGCGAAACCGATTATAAACACACTTGCTGGTTTCATGGGCGCACCGCATTTCAGGTGTGCGGATGAGGAAGCACAGGCAGTGTTAGATGATTATCTCGTGGATTGGACAAGTAGAATATTACGAGTTCACCAGTTGACGTTGAGAGATGGCAACTGTTTTCTATATTTGTATGTGAATAACAAGAGAAGTGTTCTTTACCCAGAGCGTGTTGGTGGTTCAGTGGATTTCACAATCATACCGCCAGAGCAAGTTGTAAACATTGAGTTAGACCCTATTACGCATGAGCCAGTAGCATATACAATTTCAGCAAGGGTAATGTGGGATCAGGGAAGAAGGCAGTATAACTATACCCAAATCGTAACAGTAGATAGTATCGTAACACAAGCCGAAGGAGACGTACCATCAGATTTGAAGGTAGGCGAGCAACCTAATTTGTGGGACTTCATACCGATAATACATTTTAAGAATGAGGCGGAAGAGACGCAGTTATTCGGCAATTCCGAGTTGGAAGCAGTAGAGCCATATTTCAAGGCGTACCACGATGTGATGTTACATGCTTTGCAAGGTTCAAAGATGCATTCAACTCCAAGGATGAAGTTGCAGTTAAAGGATGTCAGCGGCTTCCTTAAAAATAATTTCCCTGAAGCGTGGGAAAGTATTCAGCAAGGTCGACCAGCGAGAATTGATTTAACAGGTCATGAGCTTTTAATCTTTACCAATGAAGAGGATGCGTCGTTTATTGAGGTTAGTTCAGCGATAGGTGATGCGGGGTCATTGTTAGAGTTGTTATTTTACTGTATTGTTGATGTGTCTGAAGTGCCCGAGTTTGCATTTGGTGTGCACACTCCAAGTTCGCATGCGAGCGTGAAAGAGCAATACCCGTTGTTAATTAGGCGAGTTGCTCGTAAACGTGAGATGGTAACAGAAAGTTGGCAGCAATTTGCACGTATGGTATTGGCAATGCATTCGCAGGTAACAGGGAAGAGGTTCAAGGACTATTCAGTAGCGTTAGCATGGGATGAAGTAATCGAGCGAGATGAAGAGCAATATGCAAGGGTACTTAATTTGCTCACGCAGGCAATTAATACTGCATTGATGGGTGGCTTCATGAGTATGGATGCGGCAGTGGATTTGTTGAGCGAGTATGTGGATACCATGCAAGGTTATGTTTCAGATAATGAAGAGCTTCCGGGTGAGCGAGAGAGGATAATAAGGAGTTGGATATTACGACAGCGGCTTGAAGAAAACGCTGGGCTGAATGCACAATTAGAGGAGATCAATAAGGCGATAGAAGAAGCACGTAATGAGCTGGCGTGAGGATTTGAAGCGTTTCAATGGGCCGTATTATAGGTGGGCACTTGAAAATAGGCGAAAGTTTCTTACTACCGAGTTAGCCACAGAAAAGGCATTAGCAAAAGAATTGGAAGGGTTAGTCGAAGACTTGAGTTTGTCCATAGAAAAAATGCCACTTGATGTTGGAGCACAGATGAAGTATGTCCGAGAAGGGCTGAAGGATTTCGCCAAGGCGTTGAATGGCAAACAGAAAGATATCATTAGCAAAGGTATCGAGAAGGCAGTAGGCATTGGGGTTGAGTATAACGAGAAAGTTAGTGCGGATTTACTCCTAAAGGTGTTCCCTGAAGTAGCTGGAAAAATACAAAATGTGTTTGGTTCAGTGCAAGAAGATGTTATCAAGGCAATGTGGAATCGCAGGCTGGGTGGTTTGTATTTAAGCGATAGGATTTGGAATATAACTGGCGATACCACAGAGGCGATAGGGAGGATATTAACAGCAGGGATAGCAACAAATATGGACCCTGTGGATATAGCAAGAGCATTGACAAAGTATGTTAAAGAAGGTTCAGGGACATTAGTAAAGGACTACCCTAATATGATGAAACGCATGGGTAGGAGGTTACCGAAAGACTTAAATTATGAGTCGTTGCGTCTGGTTAGGACAGAGTTATCAGCGGCTCATGGTGATGCCACATTAAAGAGTGCGACATATAACCCTGCATGTAGAGGTGTGAAGTGGGTATTAAGTTCAGAACACCCAGAATACGATATTTGTGATGAGTTAGCATATGCCGACCAAGGGTTGGGGCCGGGTGTTTACCGAGTAGAGGATGCTCCACCAATGCCTGCGCATCCGAATTGTTTGTGCTTTTTTACAGAGGTAGTGGAAGACCCAAATGCATTTGTGCAAAGGTTAGAGAGGTTCAGGGACAATCCAGATAGTGATCCCGAATTGCAGGAATATTGGCAAAGGACATTTGCTAAGCCATCTCGTAAAGCACCAGCGGAAATATTGTCAAGCATCCTATTCCCTGCTTCACTTAAAGTGCGAACTTTGAAAGAAAAGCTCGAAAAGTTTGAGCCATTACCAATGCCTGATGGGGTAAGAAATGCTTTGCTTGACCATACTCCATATGCAAATGGTATTCTTCAGGATATTTATAAAGCGGATTATGATAGTGAAAAAACTTTCTTTGTTAATGCATTGTTGCGATATATTGATGGTACTCCAATCATTCAAAAGANTAGCACGGAGATTGCACTTGGTAATTACAAGGAATGGTTAAACCCTAAAAAATTAAATTTCGTTGAGAATTGGCTTGTAAGATGGATTAAAACAGCACTTGACCTTATGGAACAAGCTGTACCATATGTTAATGAACTTATAAGGGTTGAGCCACTGTATGTATATGAGAATTTGGATAAAATGAAGGTGGGGGATGTGATTACCCAAGGTATTCGTTCTTGGTCGCAGAAAGATGTAATATATAAGGAGTGGGGCGAGCTTTATTGTGTACACAAAGGTGGATTTGTAGCATTGCATGTGAAGGGTGCGAAAGGAATAAACGTATCAGCGTTCAGCCACTATGCCGAGCAATATGAGGTGCTTTGTGCAGGCGATTATAGGGTGTTAGACATTAAAAAAGAGAAGTTCATAAAGGATGGGAAAGCTTTGGGGGATGTAGTACACATATTTGTGGAGCAAATAAATGTGTACCCACAGTTGCGAACTGGTAAAGGGAGGATAAAATGAAAGATGAAACTATAATGCGTAAAATAGGATACATATCAAGAATGATGCGCTTGCTTGCAGTTGATAAAGAAACAGCAGAGAAGTTGCAGAGTATATTGGAAGATGCTACTTATAAAGATGGTTTTCGTGATTTGAACGAACAGGAAGTTGCATATATAAAAGAATTGGTTAAACAATATAAAGAGAAAACTGGAACTTCAATTGTAGACGATGTGGTTAAGGTATTAGGTGCGGAAGCAAGAGCGTATTTGCGTGACTTTGAGGTGGTATAATGGAACATATGAATGGGGGTGAACGTCCAATAAAAGTTGAGAAGAGGTACGATAAAGCACGAATAGAGATTAACCCGAAGTATGGGAAGCCGATTATCCGAGACATGAAGACAGGGCAATACCTTCCAAAGTATAGAAAGGGGGTGCAATAGTGCCGACAAAATTTACCATTAATAACGACGAGATTTCAGAACGTGATTGGGGGGATGTAGACAAAGGCAGTATTTGGCAAACATTCAAAAAAGCACGTGAAGAAGGAGCTTCAGGGCTTGCAAGTGCGATAAAAGAGATGTATGCAGTAGTCAAAGCTCCTGTTGATGAGAATTTAAGGGAAGCCGATTGCTGGGGGCCACACCATGAGATAAGAAGCGATGGAACATTAGTCGTTAATCGTAGGGGCGTAATAGCGGCAGTTGGAGCATTAGCTGGTGCAAGGGCAGAGCCGAATTTAACTGCGAGTGAGAAGAAGGAGGCGGCAATGCATTTGGCGAAGCATTACCGAACAATGGGATTAGAGCTTCCCGATACGATAAAGGAATATGCAGGCGAAATGGCAGTACCGTTGCAAATGGATGTTATTGGCGAGATGGCGGTTGAGGATATCCCAGTCGCACCGTGGGCTGATGTGAAGAGTTTGCAAGAGAATGACCCTAATCCGATGGAGGTAGTCGTAGCAGTACCCGTTGGTAAGTCTAAAAGAGGCTGGTTTTATACTGAAGAAGCACTAAAAGCTATTGAAAGAACAGTAAATGAGCAAGGGCTTCCGGGATTTATGGGTCATCAAAAACCTGATAATGTGGATCATGAGTTCCCAGAGCCAGTTACACATTGGGTAGGTGCAAAGTTTGAAAATGGCAAGTTGTATGTGCGAGGTGTGATTGATAAGTCAGCTGAAGATTTGAAGCGTTGGATCAAAGGCAATGCTGTAAGGACAGTTTCTATCTTTGGCGTTCCGAAATTAAAGCACAAAACAAATGGCGAAATTGAGGTTGTAGATTATCAGCCGTTGAGCATTGACTGGACACCGTTAGGAAGGGCGGGGATGGAAACACAAGTTGTAGCTATTGGCGAAATGGATAGTGTAAGAGAAGAGACAAAAGAAGAAACACAAGAAGAAACAAAGGCAGGTGATAGCATGGACGAAGTGCAAAAGGTTTATGGTGAGCTGACAGAGTTACTCGGGGTAGAAGGTGAGGAACTTGTCGCAAGTGTAGAGAAGATGAAAGCCGCATTTGAAGAGCAGAAACGCAAAGAATGTGGCGAGTTGGTGGAACAGCTGATTAAAGAGAAGGTTTCAGGCGAGGTTGCGCAGGTGTTGGTAAAGAAGTTGCTTAAGTATGAAGGTGAGCCTGACAAAGAGAAAATAGCAGGCGAGATTGATAATATCTTGAACGACCCAGATGTGAAAGAAGCATTAAGTAAGATTTATGCTGTAAACCCTCCAGTAGTGGGTGAAGAGCAGAGTAGTAAACTCGTAGTTAAGCGAGTAAGAATTTAGAAAGGGGGCAGAGAAAATGGCATTTGATGGACAGCCAGTACCAAGCACAGAGTATCAAATACCACAGGCAAAGGTAAGTGATGGCCAGAGTGTAGTTGTAACAGCTACAGGTGATGTGGTTGCAGGTGAGTTTTACGAAATTGAAGGCTTTCTTGGAGCGGCCATGACTAATGGCAAAGAAGGGGATAAGGTAGTGCTGAACATTGAGCAAGCGGAGTATCAGACCACCAAGGTTGCCTCAGATAAAACATTTACAGTTGGGCAAATAGTGTATTGGAATGGAGCAGCGTTTACTCCAGATGCAAATACAGATACTACTCCACATAGAGTAGCTGGCAGATGCACAAGTTGGGCCAATAATGTGTTGACATTTATACTTGCACCGCAGGCATATTCAGTAGTGCAAATTATTGTTGAGGTGTCCGAAGTGACCGACACTGGAGCGTAGAAAGGGGGCTGATATAGATGATTATAATTGATCAGGAAAGTCTTAAAGCCGCAAAAAGGCAAGGAACATATACATATACCGTACCTATGGTGATTGATAAAAAAGAGTACCCTGTAGATGTAAGGCTAATTAATGGCGAGATGGAAACATACCAGTTGACTAAACCCATAGGTGAGTTGATGACATCGGCATCGCTTGAAGATAAGCAGGACTTGTTAAGGAAGGTTACGTTAGATGTCCAGCTGGGTAGGGAGCAGGTTCAGACATTGTATGCTCCAGTTTACCAGACTTTAAGCGACCCCAATTTTCCGAGGGTATTGCAGGCAACATGGGCAATGTATGGGAATGTAGTATTCCTTGAGCATTTGGAAGGGCAAGAGGTCAAGTTCGGGAGTTTGTCCGTTGAGCAGGGGCCGATTGCTACCATTCAGGAATATACCGCAGGATTTGAGTACACCAAGGAACTCATAGATTTCAATGAGATGTTCAGGATTGAGCTTATCAATCAGGCGATTGGACAGGCTTATAATGCGTTGCTGAATCATATCCACTTGTACCCGATTTTCAGTTACAACAATTACAATACCAAGAATGTTACCACATGGAAAGGTGAAACAGGCGACCCATTGTGGTTAGGGATTTATAAGACATTGAGGCAGGCAATCATAGATGCCACTTTAGCAAAGCGTCCAGCGACAGTGTTACTTGCAAACCCAGCTGATAGGTTTGATATTGAACTTGCATTGCGTGGAGGTTTTACCATTGAAGGTACGACTTATCCAGCGTTATCAGGCATTGATACGATTATCTACTATGAAGGTTGGCAAGGAACAATGAATGGTAAGCCATATGTGTATGAAGGAGTACCACAGGGTAAAGCGTATTTGATTAGGCCGAAGCAAGGGTTTAAGGAACTCGTGAAGAAAGACCTTACCATTGAAACTACCAGCGGCGATTTGACGAGGTTAGTTGAAGCTCAGATAATCGCTTATGCTTACCGAGGCGTATTCGCTGCATTAGACGAGAATGTGCAAAAGGTAGAGATCAGTGCGAGCCAAGCGAGCCAATGATGATACCAACTCCAGAGTTAGTTGAGCAGTTACGCAATCTTGCTGGTGAGAAGGAAGAGGGAAGGTTCACCGATGCTGAATTAGAAGACATTATTAAGGCGTCAGATAACATTTATGCGGCGGCTTCCTATGTATGGACATTAAAAGCGGCGAGGATACAAGAAGAGTTAGGGAACATCCAAAGCTATTCTATTGGTGAAGAAAGTTACACTTATAGGTCGTTGACAGACATGTTGGAGTTGTGCTTAAAGATGGCTGACTTATATTCCCAGATGGGTGATATGGGAGCAAGAATTGTGCAGGTTAATCCTCCTGATGTGGTATGAAGGAACAGCGGGTTAGAGACATCGCATGGGCAATTGAGCAAAACCCTGTAGATGTTACCATTTACCGTACACAGCGAGTATTGAGTGAAGGACATTACACCGAGACTACCATGGAAGTAGGAACGTATAGAGTGCGTATATTCTTGAATGATAGGCATACTCCAGCAAAATTGATTGATGAAGGAGGGAGGGCATTGCGCAGTGTAACATGGTCAATGCTTTGTGATGCTTCCGCAGATGTAAAGGCTGGTGCAAATGTGGTGGATGTGGTAGATGTACCTATGCTGGGGAAGTTAAAAGTAGTTAACGTTATCCCGTTAAGCGTACAGGGTGAAGTGGTAGGATACCAAGTGCAGTTGCAGGGGATGGATGAATGATAAAAGTTGCCCAAGGTTTCAGTGATAAAAGTAAATATAAGTTTCAGCAGATTTATGCGTTAATGGACACGGTATACCGACCAATGACAGAAGGGTACATGAAAGCAAACAAGCCGTGGACTACACGAACAGGTTTGGCTGTAGCAGGGTTGCATTCCAGAATAGAGAAGAGCGAAACCGAAATAAAACTCATACTTGGGCATGGCGTAAGTTATGGCGTTTACCTTGAGCTTGGGCATAAGGTAAAAACTAAAGGCGGTAAGGTAAAAAAAGTTAAGCCGTATGCGATACTCAAGCCAACGATGGATAAGTTCTATCCAGACATATGCGAGCGTATAAGGGAGCTGTGGAGCATGTGAGAGACGAAATAAGGAAGTTACTTGTAGAAAAAGTTGCATTAGTTGGTGAAAGGGTATACGAGCCATATGTTCCATCGTTGCAAATAGAAAAGCCTTATCTTGTAGTTAAGGAAGGTTCACGGGAAGTACCAAACGATTGGGCTGGGTATACGACTACCATCGAAGTGTGGATATTTGAAAACTTTGAGACATTTGCGGATGTGGATCAGCTGGCGGTAGATGTGATTAGTGCGCTGGACAAACAAATAATCACGGTTAATGATAAGAAGTACTTATTACGTTACCTTGCTACCATAGGTGAGGATTTCTGGGATGAGGAGCTACAAGCATTAGAACGTGGCTTGCAGTTTCAGGTGTTTTCACTGGGTTGGTTGAATGGTGAGACATACGACCCAGATCCAGTAGCAGCATTACGTGGTTGGAGTGAAAGCCGCTGGGTGAAGGTTGAGGCGAAGGATGGAAACATAATTAAAACACCGATATTGCAAACTGACCCAGATACATGGGACCCGTCAGACCAGCGTCCGGGCTTGTATTGGCGAATTGTGGAAGTATCAGCACCATATAATGTAAGTGCGTCAATGTATTGGATGAATTTCACCATTTATGGGCATGTTGTGGCACCAGATCCGAGCGTCCGTAGAGAATGGATAAGGAAAGTCGTTGAAGCGTTAACAGATGCGATGCGAATAAGTGTTAATGATGTTACGGAGTTGTGCGTGGAAGAGATATCAGCTACAATGGATGCAGATCCGTTAACAGTGGGACAAATCAGGTTACGTGGAACAATGGGACTCATGCGTAGTAAAGTAAGTGCGGAAGTATTGAATAATGCTTCAGTTAGTGGTGGGGTGTCATTTACAGTGAAAGTACCCATATTAAACCCTGAAGGGAAAGGAGGTTCGGCGGATTGAGTGCAAAAAAAGAAGTAATAGAAGAAGAGCAGGACACCAAAATAAAACCCGAGGAAAAAGAGGCTGAAGATGTTTATACGCTTAATGATTTGGTAGCGAATGCTGGCATATTTGGAGTGAAGCCTGAAGCGATTATTGGTGCTTTGACAATGGCTGGGGTGAAAGAAGCAACCCGCTCCCAGATGGAGCGGTATTT